CGCGGCAAAGCCGGCCGTACAGGGTCATAGTCGCCTGGTCCGTAGAAAGCCAAAATCAAAAAAAAAAATAGAGACCCATATCTCAATGCATGTGAATTGATTTGATTTGATGATACTGACTTACTACCACTATTGAATACTTAAAATAAACAAAATAAACTTGCTCGAATATTTTCGTGAGCGAGCTCTCACGTGGCCTTTAACCAATAAAACATTTATTCCTCCTTTCGCTCGACCAAAGACGCGGGAACGAGTTTTTGATTTGCAGTGAATACCGGAGTGAGATCGGCGGTGTTCATTCCTATGTAAGCGAGCTGCGCATCATCGAGCATTGACACGTAGACATTGCAATCAATCTCTGGGGAAACACTAGGCATAGTCTGTAATCTAGTCAAAAGCCGAATTGACACCTCGCCCATAGAATAACGCGCAGATGACGTCACCTCGAAAGGATTCGGGGGCTCCGGCGGGCCTGCTGGAACTTCTAACCACTGCGTGGGTGCCCTCCACGGAATCACGACCTCAAAGGTGTTCTGCCCAGCTCCTACTTCAAGCACTTCTGCATTCTGGGCAAGAATGTTTTCCATGCTTACGGTGCTTGAAGCCCCTCCATAATGGGTCGCGACGACCAAACGTAAAGTGTGTACAGACGTGGCAATCACTTCGATAATGATCTTGAAACCGCCTCTCCAAAACTTAAAAGGCGCAGCGATATATCCCATTAGGGTCTCATCTACCATCGAGTTAAGTGGAGCATTGAATAATTTCATAGTAGGTGTCAGGGGCAAAACCATGTACACTTCACCTTCAAGGTCGGATTCTTTTATCGAAAATGAATTCAAAAATGACAGCTTTTTTAACAAATAGCTGAGCGTGCACTCGGGAATCGTTGAAGCAACATCCTTTGCATCAACAAGAGACCTCTGGCCAGGGTGCATGTCCATGACGTTCATATAATGAACGTTAGTGGAATGATTGAGCATCGGAGCCGCTCTCTCAAACACGGGGGTATAGTTGGCTCCCACATTAGGGGCATCCAAAGCATACTCGGCAACTGCTCCGACTCTGGAAACCGCATCGGTCACGTCATTCAATACACCTGAGACATTCTTCGCTATTGACATCGTGGCTCCGTGTCGTATAAACGAAACATTTCCTTCGGCAGGGGGTGGGCGCAACATCTGGAAATTGCTGTTCCTGAAACGCGAATAAACGTTAACAGTGCAGTAATTCACGCTCCCGGCGGCAACCCGCAGTTTGTTGAAAACGACGATCGACACAGTGCCAAGCAGCGCAAACGGATCTCCAGTTTCTCCGTCCGTATTTAAATAATTTTTGTAATGCGCATAGGGGATAAGCATTGTCACTTCAGTCGTGTTCCCCGCCATAATCGTGACATTGGGGGCGACGCTCATTGACACCAACGAGGGCAACTGCAAATAAGAAGCACGCGCCGGGTCGCAAAAGGGAGCAAATACAACAATCAATTTACCACAGACGAACCCGGTCGATTGCACCTGAACTTTGAACTCAACATCACCATTCCAATAACAAAACTTTTGGAAAGCGGTTTGCGATGTCGAACCGATGCACTGATACGGGACACTCCGAGTATCAAGGATCGTACCTTGAACTTGCGAGTCATCCCACTGAAAACTCCTTATAAGTTGATATCTATCGACGAGACTAGCGAAACTGTACTTCTCCTCACCCATCTCCTTCCTCGCAACGCGCGGTTTCCTATCCGTCGTCACAACAGGAGCATCATTCACGTTCGTGAAGCCAATTCCGTGGTCGCCTGGATCCATATGCTTGACGAAAGCATATTCCTCTTTCAGATCCAAGTCTGACTTGAACGGGAAAATCTGAGTGTCGTAGAAGGCCTTAAAATAACCAGGTGTAGTGTCCCAGACGAAATAGCTACCTCCGAGATAAGCCGCCGCGCTATTTGTTCTAGGTGTAATGAATGACGCTGCCAGTGAATGTTCGTAACCCGACTGGGCCGTAGGTATAACAATCTCAGTCGTAGGAATACCAATGCCATTCAAAGCTCCTCTAATGGTAGCATTAGCGTAAGATAGATACGTAAGATACCAACCGGATGCCATCTCCGTGGTGCCAACAAGATAAGCAGTTCCTCTCACGACGGCGGATTTAGGATCAATGTTGAGGTTACTAGCGCCAGTAGTCGGTCCTCCAGGCCTCACTTCAATCTCGAGACTTCGGGCGGTGCAATTTTTCATGTCGCACGCAACTTCCTTCACGGCGCCCGGATCATACCTTCTGTTGACAGGTGCGACCGTAACCACGCCTAAGGAAACAAGTTGAGCATCGGTGAAGAGCTCAGTCCTGTAGTTCACGCTCTTAATAAG